ACCGAGGAGGGGGCAAACCTGTTAGCCGAGGCCAAGGAGCGGTTTAAGGACGAAGACTTCTCTCATGATGTGAACTATTTCACGATGGAATCAACCTTCTGCACATACAAAGGATGGCACCGGGAGAACCGGCGTTACCCCAATGTTTACAACGATATGTTCCACGACCGCATCAAGCTTTCGGAGGCCAAGTGGAGCGGTAAGGAGGATTTCAGTATGTTTTGGGATGCCCGTAAGCAGCACCTACCCGACCGGCTACGCCTAGAGGCTTGCCCAAGGGATGTGGGGGTTAAGTCCATCAAGCAGAACCATTATAGGAATACTGGCCAACCCGTCATGATGGACAGCGTTTGGCCTTGCTTTGAAAACTCATACAACGATGCCACAAAGTAAGCTTTTAGCTATCGGGGGCGTTCCCGCTACAGGTAAGACCACGCTAATGAGGAAATTCATGAGCCGGTTTCCCGTCTGGAAGCCAGTAGAGATGTTCCCCAAGGTTCACGGGCATTACAACCGGGCAAACGACCTTTACGTGCTAGGCAAATACGCCGAGGGAGATATGTTTGCCGGAACAGATAAGCTGTCGATGGCAGTGCAGCCCAAGATGCTGCGCTATCTCAAGGTTGTTAGGGGAGTCAAGATTGTCTTTGAAGGCGACCGACTATTCACCAAATCATTCCTTGAGGAAGTTGCCGCAGACGAGGGAATTGACCTTCGCGTGATGGTTCTAAAGGTGCCTGACCAAACCGTGCATGAGCGGCATATCTCGCGCGGAGACAGCCAATCAGAGAAGTTCATCAAGGGGCGAGTGACCAAGATAAAGAACATCCAAGAGTCTTCCTTGCCCTGCCACACCCTAAACCATGCCACGGAGGACGAGACGAATGCCGCAGCTTTAGTGATGCAGACATGGCTACTCTCATGAGAATAGACGGGACGAGGCGCAAGCTGGATTTCAAGGCGTACAGGCATCGCCACGCTGTTGAAGCTGACTACGAGACGTTAATTGATGAACCGTTCAACCTCTACGAGAACGGCAAGCTTGCCCTGTCCTACGTCATTCCAGAGGACAACCTTGAACCGTTGCGATTAGCGTGCAAGACGATCAAGTACACCAAGAACTTCAGACAGGGAGGACTCAAGACCACTTCTCGTGTCTTTGGCTACGAACCGCGCAAGGTTCTACGCAAGGATTATTGCAGCGTAACCTCACTAGCTCGCGACTTCCCCAAGCAAAACAGCATAATAATCAAGGCGGCGTCAATGGTGGGGCGGAACTACCAGAAGGTTAATCCTGACCTCTACGCCTATCACAAGTCAGAGACAGAACAGAAGGTTGGCCAAGATTGGAAGATTAACGACGCACCCTTTACCAGCGGTATCATTAACGAGAATAACCCACTAAAGTATCACTTTGATTCAGGGAACTATCGCAACGTCTGGTCTGGGATGGTTGTGTTCAAGGAGGGCATAACCGGGGGATACCTGTCCCTTCCTGAGTTCAACATAGCTGTTGCCCTACGGGATAAATCACTCATCTACTTCGACGGCCAAGGTATCCTGCACGGAGTAACTCCAATCCAACGGTTGTCCGAGTATTCCAAGCGGTACTCAATCGTCTATTACTCGCTGAAGGGCATCTGGAACTGCTTGCCCCTTGACGATGAGAAGATAAGAATCAGGAAGTTGCGATCCGAGCGGGAAGCAAACCGAATGAAGCCAGCAAGTAGCATCAATAAATAAACAAGAATCATTAACACCGCAAAAATGGATAAGTTGCGTCAAGGTTACGAAAAAGTTTCTTACTCCGTGCCAGAGGTTGCAGAAATCTTTGGCATAACCAAGTACCGGGTAAGGATGATGGTGAAGCTCGGGCAAATAAACGCTATCCTAGCGGGGAAGCAATTGCTGATAATGAACACGGAAGTGGAAAGGATACTAAATAAAAATGGATAACATATTGACAATGAGAAGTGGGACTAGGCACACCGTTGAGGCCAACGAGAAATGGGTGCCAAAGCCCCAAAAAGAAGGAGGGAAACAAAAAACCCTCTCAAGCTTCGGACTTGGGATTCATAAAAGGAAAGGGGTCTATTGGTTCAATAACCATAAAGTGAAAGATCTAATTGCTTTCTGCCGCCGCGAGGGGTTGATTGTCGCACCAGATGCAAACCTTGGGCCAAATGACCGATAGCGAATTGTTCACTCCTTTTAATAAAAAAGGTAAACAATACCCCTTGGGTTCTTCTTATTAGAGTTCTTGTTAGTGGTTAAATAAAGCCCAGCTTCAAGTTGGCTGTTGGTTGTGTTGGTGGTTGTTGCTTTCTTCTTTTGCTTGAAACATTGAGGTATTAGCTAACTTTCAAGCGTTCCTTTGCTGGTTGCGCTGCTGGTCAAATACCCCCCACTTCTCAATCTTTTGATGGTCGCTTGGTCTTCTTTCCATTTTCCATTCCAAACAATCTCTAGGGTTTTCTTTGGAATGGAATTGGAATAGTCAAGTTGATCACAACCTTAAACTAAACTTGTGATCAATTAAGTAAGTGGGTTTGATTTTAAAACTCACTGATTTAAATAAACTCACCCAAACCTTCCTCCTTTAGCCTGTACTGCCCCAAATTAACTGTTGAACATACCCCCTGTTCACGCTGCATCCTTATCCCCCGATGGCTGGAGCAACGACAGGCAACCGCTTAACTTCACCAAAGCCCACCAGTAATGGCAAGCATCCCGGTGGGAGGCCCAAGATTGTTTTTGACCTAGACTTGGTTGAAAGGCTTGGAGGTCTCAATGCTACCCTTGCAGAAATGGGGACTCTCCTTGGCTGTTCTCACGATGTGATTCAACGCCAAATGAAGGGCGAGGATAGCGAGTTTCGCGTTTCCTATGAAAAGGGGAAAGCTAAGTTGCAAACTTCTCTCAAGCGTAAGTTGGTGCAGCAAGCCCTTGAAAACAATAACGTGGTCAGTCTTATCTTCGCTCTGAAGAACGTCTGCCAGTACACCGACCGTGCTGAGGTTAACGTTGAACACTCCGGGCACATCGCTAGCGAGAAGCAACTCGTTGTCCAATGGAGGGAGATGCTCGGTGCTCCCAGCCCTGAAAACAACTGAATGACTAAAGAGGAACGCGCAAAAGCCTTATTCAAGTTGATGCTGCCCTACCAGCAAAGGTGGGTTGCGGATACCTCGCGTTTCAAGATTTGGCTTAAGTCCCGGCAGATTGGTGGTTCACTCGGTTCAGCCTTTGAAGCTGTTGCCAGTTGTGTGGATCAACCAAACACCGATTGGGTGGTGCTGTCAGCAGGGCAAAGGCAATCGGAGGAATGGATGCTGAAGGGCAACAGGGTTGCGAGGGTTGTGTCTGATGCAATGGATTTACCCAAGCCTGACTGTAGGACGAGCGAGGTAAGGTTCCCCAATGGCTCAAGAATCCTAGCTCTCCCGGCTAACCCGGACACCGTGCGTGGCTATTCGGCCAACCTAGTGCTGGATGAGTTTGCTTTTCACGAAAGACCCGACCGTATCTACGAGGCCATTTACCCAGCTATCTCAAACCCATTGAGGGGTGAGCTAAAGCTCCGCATCATTAGCACCCCAGCAGGACGCAACTCCAAGTTTTACGAGATTTGGAACAAGTCGGAGGAAATGAACTTCGTAAGGCATAAGACCACCATTCACTCAGCAATCGAGGAAGGGTTGCCAATGGATGTTGAGGCTTTGAAGATAGGGCTGGATGACCCAGAAGCTTGGGAGCAGGAATACGAGTGCGAGTTTGTGGATGCAACTAACGTGCTGCTGCCTTATACCCTTATTGACGGCTGCGTGAGTGACGAGGCGACCCTAGATTGTGAGGAGGAGAACGGGAATGCTGTCCGATTTGTAGGCATAGACATTGGGCGCAAGCATGACCTGACTGTTTGCTGGACGCTTGAGAAGGTTGGCGATGTGATGTGGACAAGGGAGGTTTTAACCCTGAGAAACACCCCGTACCACTTGCAGGAGGAGTTGCTGTCTGACCGTATCAACAGGGCTACCCATGCTGCT